TGTCACTGTGGCAAAAAATATACCATTGCCTACGATTTTAGAACCGGATTTCGAAAGAATAAAGAATGTCCGTCTTGTCAGCTTAAATTAGCCGTTTCTAAGCCTCGAAAAGAAAAACAAGATAAGAGTACTGTTGAGAAGGAAAGCAAGCGAAGAACGCCACGACAAAAGGCTCAGAAAGAGGCTGATGATTGGTTCTCCAGATGGGTAAGAATAAACTTTGCTTTTCAGGTCACAACCGATGGAACCCCTCTTTGTAAATGTTATACCTGTGGTTGTATTCGGCAAGCTAAACAAATTCAAAACGGACACTTTCAAAGAAGAGGATATAAAAAGACCAGGTTTCACGAAAACGATGGAAGACCTCAATGTGGAACATGCAACTCTAATTCTGGTGAATTTGAAAAGTTTGAGATCCATTTAATTGAAGAAATAGGCAAAGAGGCGGTCGAAGAGCTTAAAATTTTAGCTCAACAAACCGGAGAAGATAATGAAATTTTCTACCGTGAACAATCTGAAAAGTATAAATCACTAACTTTAGAATTAGTTAAAAATAAGGGAATTAAAAAATGGTGGAAGTAAAAACAATGAAAAATAAAGACATTAGAAATCAAATAATTCAAATGCAAATAACGCTTAAATCGTTTTTAGCAACAATTGAACATTTGATTTCAGAAGAAGAGTCGCAATTTAAGGAGTTCTGCGGAACCAAAGAAGTAATAAGTCTAATTCAAAACACAATTGAAGATTATTACGATTTAGAAAGAAACTCAACTCATATCAAAACAAGGGAAAGAGAAATCGTTAAGGCGAGGCAATTAGTTTATTGGTTTTTATGTGAATATAAAATTGGAAGTCTTTCTTTTATCGGAAAAGCGATTGGAAATAAAGATCATGCAACTGTATTTAATTCAAAAAAAGTAGTTAACAATTTACGTGAAACAGATAAAAAATACAGGGCTGAATTTGAAGATATAAAATTGGTAATTCAAAGTCATTTACTAAATGAAGAGTAAACTAATTCTGTTTTCAACTGGCTTTGTTCAGGTCTTTTTTGTCGCCGTAAATACTTATTTTTTGGCAAAAGAAAACTATTTAGGAGTATTGGCCGCCTCTTTCATGATTAGCCTTATTTGGTCGTTTAATGTCAAAAAAGTGGCTTTCGGTTCTTTAGTTGATCGGTTAAGTTATGCTATCGGAGCGGCGGCGGGCTCTGTATTTGGGTTGTTTTCGAGTAGTTTTTTAAGTGAAATAATTAAAACAATTCATTGATAAATGAAAACTTATTCGTACATTTGTCATCAATAGCGGTTATGCCGCTTAAATTTGGTTGAAATTAGTTAATATTTTAAATGGCAGATACAGAAACATACTTACCGGTTAAGGATTACGCTATTAAGAATAAAATAAGCGTTCAAAACGTTTACCAACGATTAAAGAGAGGTAAACTTAAAGGAAAGAAATTAGGAAATTATCAACTTGTTTCTGAGTTGTAATTTTTTTTGTCCAATGATGTTAAAATTTTAAACATGGCAAGCGTTACAGAAAAGAGAAGAAAATTGGTTTTTGAAAAACATTTACAGGCATGATGATTCAAGAATCAGAAGAAAACTATAAAACTGGATGGATTAAACTATTCAGGTCTATTAAAAAGCATTGGATTTGGTCTAATGAAAAATATCTAAAGTGTTGGATATGGTTTTTATTGGAAGCAAACTATCAAGAAAATAAAATGCTATTTTCTGGTAATTTAATCACGGTTGAAAAAGGTCAGTTTATTACCTCATTAAAGCACATTTCAGAATCATCAAAACTAAGCATTCAGGAAGCAAGGCATTTTTTAAGTTTATTGGAAAAAGATGAAATGATTATCAAAATTAGCAACACACAATCAACAAAGATAACTATTTGTAATTATGGTATCTATCAAGATGTGCAACAAACGAACAACAAACGAACAACAAACGAACAACAAACGAACAACACGCCGCCAACAACAAACAAGAATGTAAAGAATGATAATAATGCAGAAGAAGAAGAAGAAGAAGAGTTAAAAACAGTTTTTTCTTTTGATGATTTTTGGAACCTTTATGATAAAAAATTAGATACAAAATCATGCTCCGAAAAATATTCAAAGCTAACCGAAATTGACCGGTTAAGAATAAAAGAAACACTTCCATTATATTTAGCAACCATTAAAGATAAGCAATATCAAAAACACCCCAAAACATACTTGAATAATCAATGTTGGAACGATGAAGCGTTTAATAAAAATGAATCAACAACTTTTATTCAGGAATTTGAATTACTCGTAAATAAAAATTTACCCAGGGAACAATTTTTAATCGAAAATAAAGCATTGAGATTAAAATACAATCAGAAATGAACGAACGTCAAATAAGATATACTTTTGAATTAATGAAACAACCTAATGAAGTTGTTGAAGTTCGTATCATTGAAGGAACAGGAAAGATTTATAGTGGTTATTTCAAAGACATCGATGTTTTAGTAAAAGAAGTTTCAAAATATAATAATTACAACATTTACTTTGTCCTAAATAAAATTAACAATGCTTGTTTTTCAAGAGAACAAAGCAATGTAATTATTGATAAGCCCAAAAACACAACTTCAGATAATGACATTGATTTACGTGAATGGTTATTAATTGATATTGATACGAAACGATCAACCGGAGTTTCTGCAACCGATGAAGAAAAACTAAATTCAAAAGAAACAGCTAATAAAGTTTTTGTTTTCCTTCGTGATATTGGTTTTAATGCTCCTATTTGTTGTGATTCTGGAAATGGATATCATTTACTTTACAAAATTAATCTTCCAAACGATAATCAAAGCAAAGAACTACTTCAAAAACTATTACAGGTTCTTGATTTGTATTTTACCAATCCAAAAGCGGAAATAGACAAATCCGTTTTTAATGCTTCACGTATTACCAAACTTTACGGAACATTTGCCAGAAAAGGCAAGAACACTGAAGAAAGGCCACACAGGGAAAGTTTAATTAAAAGCGCACCTGAACAAATAAAAGTAACCCCGGTTGATTTATTAAAACGGGTAGCAGATTTATTACCGGCAAAAGAACAACCTACCTTTTCAAATAATTACGGAAAGCAGGCTTTTAGTTTGGATAAATTTATTTCAGATCATGGAATTTCGGTTAAATCAAAAGATAGTTATGGAGGTGGAGTAAGGTATAATCTTGAATGTTGTCTGTTTGATAGTTCTCATAAAGGTAAAGATGCATGCTTGTTTCAGCTTCCGAATGGTGCAATAGGTTATAAGTGCCTTCATAATAGCTGTTCAAGTTATAAATGGCAGGATGTACGTAGATTATTTGAACCAGGAGCCTATGACCAGAAAACAAACTATAAGCAAAATAGGGTAACTGAAAAGCCAACGGTTCAACCACAAATTAAGACTGAAGATAAAGGAAATAAATTTATCCAATTAAGCGAGGTAAAGAATGTTGACCGAAGCAAAATAGTTTCAATTCCTTCAGGATTGATTGAACTTGATAGAAAAATTATAGGTTTTAATAAAGGTGAAGTTTCTATATGGTCCGGAAAAAACGCAAGCGCAAAGAGTACGATTTTAAATCAAATTTGCCTTAATGCCATAAACCGGAATTATAAGGCGATAGTTTTTAGCGGTGAACTTACACCAATTAGATTAAAGAACTGGACGCATTTACAAGCCGCTGGAAGGCAATACACGAAGCCAACAGAATATGAGAACCTTTATTTTGTTCCGTTCTCAATAGGCGATAAAATAGATAATTGGTTAAACGATAAATATTTTATTTATAACAATAAATATGGAAATGAATACTCACAACTTTTAATTGATATTGAAAGTAAGGTTGTTGAAAATGGTATTGACATTGTTTTGCTTGATAATATCATGGCTTTGGACTTCAGTACAGAATCACACGATAAATATTTATCCCAAACAAAAGCCATAATAAATATTCATAAACTAGCAGAAAAATTAAACATTCATATTCACATCGTTGCACATCCAAGAAAGGCAGTAACATTTTTAAGGAAGGATGATATAAGTGGAACAGCAGACCTTTCAAACATTGTTGATAATGTCTTTATCTGCCACAGGGTGAATAATGATTTTATTAAAAGTGCAGGTGATTTCTTTGATATGAGCATTGTTGCTCAATACTCAGGATATTCAAATGTTATTGAGGTTTGTAAGAATAGGGATTTAGGCGTAATGGATGCAATGTTTGGATTTTATTTTGAAATTGAAAGTAAACGGATCCTTAATTATGAACATGAAAACATAGTTTATGGTTGGCAGGATATTGTTGAAGAAAAAACCATTGATTTTAATGGCTATGCTCCAAACGAAATGAAACCAGATTTAGAATTTTGGGAAGAACCAACAGATACTAATACTCCATTCTGATATGATTTGTGAACATTGTAATATTGAAATGAATAAAAAGAGTTTTGTATCCCAAACAGTACACTACTGCTCAAATTGTCAGGAATACAAAATTACCGAAATTGATTGCGACCATGAATTTCAATTGGTTTTATTATCAATTAAAATATAAAATCATGAAAATTAAAATTAAAAGAGCCACAACAGAAGGGTTAAAAGATGCCGAAGGTGAATTATTTGAAGCAAATGGAATGCAATTTTGCTTAGTAGAAGCCGATGGATTGTTTTTTTCTATTGAACTGTCGACTGGATGCAATGTGAAAAGCTTTGATACAGATGATTATTCAAAATCACAGGCTATAAAACTTTCAAAAGAAGAAATTAACCGTCGAACTAAGTCAGAGTGGGATTATGCCTTAAATAAGGTTTCAGAAGATTACTGCTCAAGATTCAAATTCAGATTACCCGTGAACGAGCCTGTTTTAAATTGGTTATAACGGCTGCAAATAACAGCAGTGGCGTGTAATCGCACTACCTTGTCAAATTTGCACCGATGCAGCCATTGACTGTTATTTGTTGTTAGCAGCAGAATTTTGATCATTGAAATAAATCGTAATTATTTACATGTTCTACAACATAAACACTTGTATATGTCGTAATTATTTACGACCTTTGAAGTGTTGTTAATGTTGACAACACAAAATCTAAACACAATGAGAACTAAAATTTTTGAAAACGCAAAATCAGGATCAACAATTTGGAACATGGATGGAGTTATTTACTTCAAAGAAGCTGGTGCAAAATTGAACGCATTTGATTTAAACAATGAAGCTGATTTCAAAGAATTTATCAGCGACGTTATTATCGGAGGCGGATATACTGAAGGTTTAGTTAAGACTATTCGCGAAGATGGTTTAGGAGGATGTTCTTTTGAAAATGCAGTTAACTTTTTTAACGAAACAATAAAACCAATATTAAACTAACAATATGAAAAAATTTAGCTATGAAGCCATCCGCGTTAATGGCTTCACTTTCAAAGGCGAAATTGAGGCGATCAATAAATATCATGCTTTAGAAATTGTAAAAACCAAATTTGCTGATTTAGATGCAGTAAAAATTGACGGATCATTTGAATACATTGCTGAACATGCAAAACACAAGTATAAAAAACTATGATTGATTCTGAAATTAAAAAGCAGTTCGGTAGCTGGACTGCTTTTTCTGTCAATTTAGGAAAGAATCCTAAGAACTTTAAGCGCACGTTCACCGGATTAATTGTCAAGCTGAACGCCTGGCTTTTGCCTCTCAATCTCGAAATTAAGATAGTGCCGAAAGATGCGCCTTAATTTTGCTGCTAACGTCCGCAGGTATATTTCAGTTGCGGACTACGAGCCGACAACCTATCCACAAGTAGA